GAACACTCGTAAAATTCAGGTTTTTACACCATTTTTGACGAGTTCCCGATATGCCGAAATATCCCGAAAAGACTGGCATTCTCAGCAGAAAAGCGGTGTGCGGTTGGCACGTAAGATTCAGGTCCATGTGAAAGCAATTTCATGCAGGTTCAAGTCCTGTTACCTGCACCAAAGAAGAACCATAATTTTGATACGAAATTATGGTTCTTTTTCTTTGCCTAAAACCTCAGTAATAAAGGTATTTATGAAAAAAGAAAAGTTTTTTAGTGAAATATATAATAGGTAAAAGCACGAATTTTCGATGTGTTTTATACTATGCAATTCACTATAAAACTTTTCTAAACGAAAATGCACCGAGAAAAGTTTTTTAGTAAAACTGCGGTGCATTTTTCTTTTACATATTAAAGAGTGATTATCTGTCCGTTTTTGAAGAAGACCTCATAGTGTCTATCGTAGTGGACTACCACCTTGTCAATCAAGGTTATCCAAAGTTCCTCATCAAAGGTATCGATGGATTCCGGCTTACTGTTCAGAGTTTCAATGAAAACCTGCATTTCTCGTTCTTTATTGATGCGTTCCTTCCTCTCGGCAATGGCAGCATTCAGTTTCTTTTCTGCTTTTTCGTATCTTTGCACAAGCCTGTTATATTTTTTTGCGTATTCTTCTTGCGACTGTTTTTTTCGTGCGTTTTCATTCACGCATTGGTTAACAAGTTCTGAAACAATCTTGAGTTCCTCGTTCAAGGAATCAATTTCTGCATTGAGTTCAGTGCAGTCGCAGATTGTTTCTATCATCAAGTGGCAATCTTCAATCACTCTTGTTTTGTCAGCCATCGCAATGTTATAGGCTCTCACAAAAATATCCTGTATATCCTCAACCATTAGATGCGGTGTTTTACACTTTTCAGCGGATTTGAACTTTCCGTTGCATTGGTAAATGATAGCCTTGTATTTATCGTTTGAATGCCACAATTTTGAGCCGTAGAAATTACCACAATCACCGCATACCACTTTGGAAGAATAAATGCTGTTTCCACTGTAGGTTTTGCCAAGTTTCTGTCTTCTCGCCATTTCGGTTTGAACAATGTCAAATATCAGCTTTGTCACAATCGGTGGATGACTATCCTCTACATAATACTGTGGAACTTCGCCCTCATTGACCTTCATTTTCTTTGTTAGGAAGTCAACAGTGAACTTCTTCTGCAGAAGTGCATCGCCTTTGTATTTCTCATTTGTAAGAATGCTGTGTACCGTAGATTGACTCCACTTTGGTTTCCCTGATACTGTAGGAATGCCCATTCGTTCAAGCTCACGACAAATGCCACAAGGTGTTTTGCCGTTTAAGAAAAGTCTGTAAATCAAACGGACAATTTCGGCTTCCTCTTCATTAACAACCGGCTTTCCATCTTCGCCCTTTTCGTATCCAAGGAAGCGTTTATAGTTCATTCGCACCTTTCCATCCGAGAACCTTTTTCTTTGACCCCACGTGACGTTTTCAGAAAGGCTTCGGCTTTCTTCCTGGGCAAGGCTCGACATAATAGTTATGAGAAGCTCACCTTTTGAATCAAAGGTGTAAATGTTTTCTTTTTCAAAATATATCTCTGTGCCATGTTCTTTCAGCTTACGAACAGTTGTAAGGCTGTCTACTGTGTTTCGAGCAAAACGGCTTACGGACTTTGTAACGATAAGGTCAATCTTTCCGTCAAGAGCATCCTTTATCATAGAGTTGAATCCGTCACGCTTTTTTGTGTTTGTAGCTGATATACCTTCGTCAGTATAAACCTTAACGAATTCCCACTCTTCTCTCTGTTTGATATATTTTGTGTAGTAATCAACCTGTGCCTCATAGCTTGTAAGCTGTTCTTCGCTGTCTGTTGAAACACGAGCATACGCAGCAACTTTTCTTTTTGCGACTGATGTTGTAGGCATTGATGTAAATTTATTTTTAGTTGCCGGAATCATTGTTACTGATTTCTTCATTTAACCTTCTCCTTTCCAAAGACCGTTGTCTTGCTTGTTCTTTCATTTCAGGAGTCCAACTTTGACTTCTTGAGCGGTCTTTCCATTCTTTTTCAACTGTATGTCCGTCTTTAAAAATAAAATGCAGAAGGTTTGCTTTGGGAACAATAATCTTTTTGATTTGTTCTTCAAATACATCTGCATTGAATTTCTCTGCACCAAGAACCTCCGCAGACACCGAACAAAGTGTCTCATCCGGGATTTGTTTTGATTCACACTCTGCTTTGCCAAGCCTGTCAAAAGTGGAACAAATCCAAACTACTCTGGTTACTGTAACTTTCCTGCGGTAGTTCTTACCGCAATTGCCACACTCGATTTTTCCTGTAAAAGCATACTTTTGTGGTTCTACCATCTTACAATGCTTTTCCCTGCGCCGTTCAAGTTCAAGTTGAACAGCCTCGTAGAATTCCTTTGAAATAATAGGCTCGTGATTGTTTTCCACATAATACTGTGCTTTTTCACCTTTGTTGCGCCGTGTCTTTTTTGTCAAATGGTCTGTACGATAAGACTTCTGCAGAAGCAAATCCCCGATGTACTTTTCGTTTGAAAGAATGTAGCGAACTTTCTTTTCTGTCCACCTATCGTTGCTATTGCTTTGAACACCTTCTTCTGTAAGTGTTCTTGCGATTTTCAATGAGCCATCACCCTCAAGAAACATGGAATAAATTCTTCTCACAATTTCTGCCTCATCCTGCACAATCTCCAAGCCACCATCAGGGGTTCGTTTGTAGCCGTAAATATTCTGAACCGACATCGGAAGAATTCCTTGTTCAAAATCGCTTTGAATTCGCCACTTGATATTCTCGCTTGTTGAAAGGCTTTCTTCTTGTGCATAAGAAGCTAAAATTGTTAGCATAAGCTCTCCATCGGCACTTAAGGTGTCAATATTCTGTTCCTCGAAGTAAATGCCAATGCCGAGGTTTTTTAGTTCTCGTACTGTCTCAAGCAAGGTTACAGTATTTCGTGCAAATCGTGAAATGGACTTCGTAATTATCATATCTACTTTACCAGCACGGCAATCTGCAAGTAGTCGCTGAAAATTTTCACGAGTATCCTTTGTTCCTGTTAATGCCTCGTCCGAGTAAACTCCAACATACTCCCAATCATCATGGGATTGTATGTATCCACTATAATGACTGACTTGAGCAGAAAGAGAATGAAGCATTGCATCTTTACCATTTGAAACTCTGGCATACGCAGCAACATTTTTCTTTTTTTCAAGCGTAGGCATAGCTTTAATTTCCGTTACTTTCATTATTAATTAGCACCTCCTTGTGTGCTATATTACCGTCATATTTGATATTTATCAACTTATTATCGGCATATATACTACACGAATTTAAGCCGTATTTTTGTGCTAATTTTGTATCAATTTTAGCGTAATCATCTGCGGATATTAACCCTCTTTCAAGCATCGTTTGAGCCTGTTTCATAGAGGCCTTATAGGAAGTAACCGCTTCATAAAATTTTTGTTTATCCATTGCAGTTCCTCCTTTGGTAGCACTGTTCAGAACAATACTTTCTTTTTGAACTTTTATAAGCAGTGAAGGATGCTCCACAAGTAGGACAAAACACTTCAACTAAAAAAGAACTTGTATGCTCTGTCTTGTGCTTTTTCCACCAAGCAAGTTTGCAAGCATCACAGCAAAAAATACGAGGCTTGGTTTTGGATTTTGACACAATTGGTTTCCCGCAGTTCTTACACACTTTGGCTTCCTTTGTCAGTGCCTCCGTTGTTAAATTATTTCTAAAACAAAAGGATTTTACAGAGTTGAAAGGCAAACCCAAAGCATCGGCGATTTCTGCATAGCTACACAGTTTTTCACGCATTCTTTTTATAATCTTTTTTTGTTCATTGGTCATAGTGATTCCTCCAATCTGAGGTGTCCCTCACTTGCCAACGGACATTAGAATATTGAATTTACGAAAATAAGGACAAAAAAATTAAGCCTGCAAGGAAAAATCCCTGCAGGCTTAATTTTAGATATTCATTTTACGCAGATAATTTGCGGTCTTTCTGGCAAGCCAATAGCTGTTTGTGTCCTCTTCGAGTTTCTTCAGCCACAACTCTTTGTTGGTAATAATGCCACGATGTGCAAGTTCCCACACAATGTCGTTGACTGTGGTAAGCTCGGATGCTGACTCTTCAAGGAGAGCCTTCACATCCGCTCGAAAAGTATCCATACTTTTGCCATGCTTTGGAAACCAATGCATAACATCACCGTGATTTGATGCGATACCATTCTTGTGTCCTTCGCTGTGGCAAATGATGTCCTTTTCAGTAAGTCCATATTCTTTGCAAAGGTAAGCACACAGCTCCACAGCCTCTTTGTAGACAGCACTAAAATATGCACTATCGGCAAGTCCATCTTCACAAATTTCAAAACCAATGTGAGTGTTATTTGCAAAACCGCCTGCGTGCCAACCCCTGTGATTCCAAGGAAGCGTTTGATATGTCGCAATCGAGCCATCTGCAAGTTTACCGATAAAGGCATGAACGCAGACCTTTTTGCCACCGGGAAGAGGTGTGTTCC